CGTCCGGTGACGCTCCCCCAGATAGTTGTAAATCATGAGCACAAAAAACCGTTATATCGACAAAGGAAATACTCCCAGTATACCATATACTGGACAATACTTCGATGCTGCTACTGGAGCTCTTCTGGGCTCTCATAGTGGTACCGCGGTTCCCATCAATATAGGTTATGAGGATAGTGTAATAACTACTTCCTCGTCCCCCAAAATGGTGGTTAAGACCTGTGAACATTCGACTGTCGAAAAGACAGTTCGGGTGGTCCCAGAGTCCTTTGCGGTTCCTGCCGGTACGGGTGTTAGGTATACTTATACACCTGGCATCCCGTTCTGGCATATATATCCTGGCCTCGCTGTTCCAACGGTGGAACAAATGCGGCCTGGAATAACGTACCCGAAGACTAAGGCTCAAGTCTTAGAGGAAGCCCGATCAGCCTTCTTTAGTGTTAATGAGACAGATAATCTCCTTAACATTCTAGAAGCAGATCAGACTATCTCTTCGCTTAATGCCATAGGTAGCTTCATTCGTGATGTTTATTCGGGATCCAATACTGTCTTAGGTAGGCGTCGTTTATACGACAAATACTTCAGACTTAGTACGGTCTCGAACTCGCATCTCGCGTGGTCGTTTGGGTTTGCTCCTCTGATCTCAGACCTCAAGAAATTGTCTCGTGCTCTTCCTCTTATGAGGAAACGGCTGAGACAGCTTGCTGTTAACGCGTCCAAACCACGTTCTGTGGTTAGGCACGTTATTGGGTCGTATTCTAATACAGACCTATCAGGGATTAGTGGTTACTGGCCTGTCAATACACCCCAGACCTTGTATACTTGGTGGCGGGAACAGGTAATTCCTGTTACTGCTCCTATATACGTGGCTGGTGTGCATGGAAAGCGAGCTGTAAAATATAACAGTAGTCTCCTCTCTGAGGTAGATTATGTTCTATCGCACTTCATCGCTACAGGGCCGGTTAGCCTCGCTTGGGAGAAAGTTAAATTCTCCTTCGTGGTTGACTGGTTCCTAAACCTAACGCCTGTAATTGACCAGCTCGATAACGCCCTTACGGGCTTTAACAAGCAAATCGATTACGCGTGGACATCTGAGAAGTATGACCTCCAGGTTGCTGTCGTAAAACAACAGCGTACTGACGAGGTTATGGCTAACTCAGTTGGTAGACAGGTATTGGTTTACCGTTACCGTTATTATCGCCGGGAACCTGCCAGCCTTGATTTTTCAATCAAGGCTAGTGGGAGGTTCGGAAAGAAGCAAGAGGCATTGAGCCTCTCACTGCTCCACCAAAAAGTGGCGAACCTTGTCCGTAAACGTTAGTTAACCAGGATCATATCATGACATCTGACATCACCGTTAAGGGTAAGGCCTACGCGTTGGTTTACAGCGATAAAGCTGGAAGCCTTCGTCGCTCTACGACTGATGGGGCTACTTTGCCTCACACCATTCGTATTGCGCATACAGATGCAGTGGATAGTGCGACCAAAATCGCTACTCGCCGCTCTCTGCTTCGTGTAGACATGACCCATCTGGATACGGGCGGGGTTAACCCCAGTCCGCTTCCTGTCAGTGTTCAGGTCGTTGTAGTCAAGGGGAAAGGTTCTTACTCACCGTCTTCGACTGCCATTCTTTTGGCTCTCGATTCGGCGATTCAGTTCCTCTCCACGACCGCGGCTGATGGTTCTGCTCTCGGCCTTCGCTCGACCTATTCGGTCAACGAAGAGCAGTAAGCAGTACCAATAATGATTAGAGTCTGGACAGTTAGTAAACGTTAGTCAAACACATGTTAAAAACATATGAAGATCAAACGGATAGTTAACACACCGGGCTCTAACGCGAGCTATGATATACACATTGCAGCTTGGGCTAATGTCCAGGATTTAAAAAATCCGACGTTAGTCTCCTCGCTGTACTGGATAGATCGTAGTTTCGAATACTGGACATCATTCGCAACCAAACCCACGTTTAGTCGTACTTATCTCTTAGATGAGACAGGTGCATCTTATTCATGGAAGTTCGATTGGCTTGACAGCTATAGCGATACCGAAAAGGCATCGTTTGCTGTCACAGTGTCCCGTAACATTAGAACAGCCCGCAACGCATTCAATCCTAAAGCACGTCCCCAAAAGGGATATGTCGGATTGAACTTAACCTAAACACACCATTAAGGTGATATGCATATGCAAAACGATATGATTGTTAGTACAACATATAATCGCCTGCTAGCTGATATAGAATCACTATCTGGGGTGTCACTTGACGCTCCCGAGAGATTTGATTCTGAATGGTTCCTTATACAGGGACCTCAGCTGGACAAGGAGTTGCTTAGATATATCGACGGTCGCGGCATTATGCCTCGCTTCCCAGATTGGCTTACGCCTCTCTGGTTGCGCTTTATCTCCGGAAACGGGGATGGAGTGATCCTTAGATACATCAGGCAGCTTCTTGTTTATGGTTACAAAACCGAACAGGAACCAACAAATGAACAACTCGAATCAGCCCAACGGCAATTCGAAGAAACGGACCAAGGCGTTGGCGTCTGGGCTTCTAATTTCAATATTAGTCGCCCTTACTACGCTCACACCTGTAGGTCCGCTCGTCAAATCGTCAGTTCGGTTATATACCGAATTGACTGGTCAAAAATAGTTCCCTCGCATGGTCCTGGTGGGGTTTACCCCACTAGGATTCCCAGCGAGAAGAGCTGTTTTAAGACCATCTATCAAGGCATCGAGGAACACTATCCTTACTTCGCCTACTTCAACGGTCTTGGTAGTTTCTACCAGGATCAGCTGAAACCAGGCGTTCAGGATAGTCTACTCGAGGCCACAGATATCGTCGCTAAACTTGTTGCGGTCCCGAAGGACTCTCGTGGTCCACGCTTAATATGCGTGCATCCATCTGAGTCTATCTGGATCCAACAAGGGCAGCGTCGCTTGCTTGAACATAGCATATCCCACAATAACCTTACCAAAGGTAAGATTAACTTCACGGATCAAACCGTGAATGGGAAACTGGCACTTCTCTCAAGTCAATCTAGGGAATTTGTAACCCTAGACCTTAAGGAAGCCAGCGATAGGATATCTTGTGAGCTTGTACGGTCGCTTTTCGGCGACTATGCATACTCTAAGCTGTCCTGTTCTCGTGCTAATAAGATCAAGCTGTTGGATGGACGGGTCATTAACCTGGAGAAATGGGCTCCTATGGGGAACGCTTTATGCTTCCCTGTTCAGAGCCTCATATTCTTCAGTTTGGTTACTGCGGGCATCAGATCTCATTATGGTATTGACTGTAATGAGGTTTATGTCTTCGGAGATGATATCATCTACCCGAGACCGTATCATACTGGTGTAATGCGAACGTTAGTTAGATTTGGCTTAGTGCCAAATCCAGACAAAACGTTCGTCAATGGATTCTTCCGAGAATCCTGCGGCGTTGATGCCTACAAAGGTATCAACGTGACACCGATACGTCTCAGGAAGGGCGATATTAGCTCCCTCGAGAACCTCATGTCTAACTGTGACCTTGCCCTTAGGGCAAGATTACACGGATATGGGGGGCTGGCTACTGTTCTATACCGAATGATCCGCCGCGAGCTGCGACTGAGGGGCATTTATATGCCTATCTCAAATCTCAGCACCGTTGGTGGATTCTTCGAGTATCAGGACATCAGCTTCGTTGAGCTACTCCTTCGAGAGCCTAGACTTACCTATAATGGTAAGTGGCAACGTTGGGTAGTTAAACGAGCTGTAGTAAGCGGACAGCAACATGCTGTTCGCAATGGTGATTGGTATCACCTTCAGGATGCTCTCCTTCGCTTGGAACGTAAGTTCCAAGCAGAGGGCGTCAGTAGCCGCGGGCTGATTCCATCATTATCTGAGCTCTTCCCTACATTGGATAAAACCTTTGTAGATGAAACTCAACGTGATGTGTCGGATCGGCCCACCGAGTATGCGATTCCGTATCGCAGTCGGTTGACATACGGATGGGGCGGTTGTCGTGTTTAACGACGATCGTCACTAGAGACTCTCGTC